TTCCGTTCCTGTTTCTTCAGAAACCTGCTCTTCAGTCATAGCATTTTCCAAGTCTACAAACTCAAGAGGTTTCAGAGTCTTGAAGAATAGATTTAAAGAGATGTTGTTAAAGGCTAACATCTTGTCAATGGCATCAATTATCTCCTCTTGAAATGGTTTAATCACCATATTATTGAAGAGAATAAACGAGTTCTCAAGCTCATCAGCGTTAGACGAGAATCCGTTAGACGATGCAACACCAAATAATAGCGGAGATGTTACGTTGTGTCCTAGCATAATCTTACGCAAACACTCTTCACTTAAATATGTGTAGTGTTCAGGTGCGTCATTAAGTGGGATGTCCTCAACCGTAGTGCGAGTATCCATATTATCGTTGAACGCTACAATTACTTTCTGACCTTTACTACCAGTCAACTTGCCTAATACCTTCGCTGAGATGATTTCTTGTTGCTCTAATGTAGGTACTCCGTTGTTAAAGTTTACAACTTTAGTTCCTGAGAATCCGTTTTGTACTTCGTTGATTAGGTAGTCAGAGATTTCCTCTTCTAATAGTGCGTAAGGTACTGCGCCTTGATAGTCAGGATACGCATAATACTTCATTCCGACTGAATAAGGCTTAGAGAATAGGATTTCTACTTTCTCTCTACCAAATCCAAACGCAGGGAAGCGCTGAGGTACATATTTCTTTACGTCTGACCAATCATCCGAGTAATAGTAGCCTTCTACCTCTCCGTCTTTATTGCATTTCTCAGCACGCAACAAGTTTACAGGAATATGATAAGCCTTTAGAATCTTATCGTGTCTGTCGTTGTAGTGTACTTGGATAGAGAATTGACCAAACAACTTGCGGTCTAAAGCAATCTTGCGCAAACAATCCTTAGATATTAAGGTCATCATTTGAGCGTACTCATTAGGCTTGCGGTTAGCGTCAGTAGCTGAGAGTCCTTTTCCGTAGATAAGGCGTGAGATGTTGTTTATAATAGCGTTGTTCGTGGTGGAATTAGTGTATCTATCAATCAAAAACTGATAATAACTGCCTCCGTCTGCACCATCATAATTTACCCAAGCATCTCTCTTACTCTCTTCGATTGTAGGAGCGGTGTAGGCAGATAGGTTTAAAACGTGTATGTTACTCATAAACGATGTATGTATTTGCGGTTGTATTTGAAGTGTATTGACCTGAGTTAACCGAGAAGTTTACTATGTTTTGGTCAGTACAGAAAATTCTGTCTTTGTAGACGATGTCAGTCCCTTGTTTTAGAACCAAGTCGTAAAAGTGTCCTTCGATTAAATCAAAGGTTGCAGTAATCGTGTTTATGTAGTCACCTTGTGTTGAACTGGTGATGGATACTGTAACAGGTGTGTTCGTTTGGTCATCCGTAAGAATCATTGTATTGAATCCATCTCTCGGAATAAACGAAAACGTCTGCGGTGAACTTGATGTAGTTAGGACTATCATACTACTACAAGTCAAATGAGGCAATTTGTTGCCAAATAAAAAAGGGAGACCGAAGCCTCCCCTTTAACGCTATGAAAAAACGAATTAGACAGTAACGATAGTAGCAGTACCAAAAACGTCTCCTGCGCCACCTGCAAGACCTGCCTCGTTTGAGCAGTCAAGAAGATTAGCATAGAGCTTCTCAGTACCTACGAAAGTCAAGGTGTAACCATTTAAGTCACCCATTGCAGTTCCGTTAGATACGTTTGCAGTAGTGATTTCCATTCCGTGTTCTAAACCTGCAAGGAAGAATTGGTTATTGCGGTTTTTAACAACGATGTGAGGACGTCCGTAAGCCATTAACTTCACGTTTTTATGCGTTGTAGCATCTTGTTTTTTAAGGGTAACGGTAAGCGTTTGCTCAGCGAATGTAGTACCATTCTCACGGCTTGAGTTATATACTTGGTCAAAAGTGTTAGTTCCTTTGAGTTCGTATTTGTATAGGTTTGAAACGTTAGCTATTGTATCAATGGTATCAGTACCACTTACATAAGCAACGTCAGCAGCAGAGAAGTCTCCGTAATTGATGAAGTAGATAGCGTCAATACCACCTACTGCGTCTTTACATACTTCTAAGCGACCATTTGCAACTTCACAAGACATATTATTTAAATTTTAAATGTTATAAAAAAGGGAGGGACTTGCCCTCCCCTGTAGTTTTTAGTAGTAGCTAAGATTAGTTAACTGAGTTTGTGATACCGTAAGTAACAACGTCAGAAGCAAAGCCGTATTTAGCGTCAGCAGTAAAGCGCATAACTACTCGTACGTTTTGTGAGCCGTCAATGTCACCCATATCCAAAACTTTAACTTCGTTCATATCGTTCAAAAGACCAGTTGCGAAGTAAAGGTTAGATTTTTGAGCAAGCAATGCTGTGTTAGAAGCAAGACCGTTAGCTAAGAAGATTTTTACACCATCAAAGTACAACTCACCAAGAACTTGGTTTGTACCTTTGTTCTCGTAACCATTAGCACCTACACCTGCAGCAGCAAATCCACCCAATGCACGAATGTAAGCACGGAAGATGTTGTTAGATACATACAAAGTAAGGTCTTCTTTACCATAAAGGGCAGCAGGACAAGCGTCAACAATTTTACCCAACTCAGCGATAACGTTACCTGCGTTAACACCACCACCAACTGCAGCGATTTCTTGCGTAGATGGCAAAGCAGCGTCAGTAGTCAATTGAGTCATAATACCTGCGAACTGACCTGCAGTTGCGTTAACACCTGACCAAATTGAAGTCTCCATACCTGCAGCAACTTTCTCAGCAGCGTGTGCGATAAGGAAGTCAGCGAAAGACTTAGGAAGAGTGTCAAATGCAGAGTAACCCATTTGGATAGCATCCCAATCTGCACGGAAGTCAGTTTTACAAAGTTGTAAGTTAACTTGGAAAGACTCAGGCTGAAGGATACGCTCAGTCAAAGTGATTGTAGACGTAGGGTCAAAATCACAAGTTGCGTTACGGATGATGTCATCTGTAGCTACACGCTTGATAACTTGCTTGTATTTGACGTTAGGCATAATTGTGATGCCACCTTTGTCAAGGGTTGGAGCAGACAATAAAGCTGCTGCAATGTACTTACCTGCAAACTCACCTGCATATGTTGTGCTGATGCTTTGAGTAGTCGAAAGATTAATTTTTTCCATTTTATTTAATTATTTAAGTTCGTTTATACTACAGTTAATGTGATTGCTCCTGAAGCAGTTCCCATACCGAAAACATACCAGTTTGTACCATCGCAGTTTAATTCTACGAAGTCACCGATTGTATCAGCAGAAGCAGAGAAAGTGATTGTGTTTTCGTCAGCAGCAGGTACAAGTGTACTGTTTACAATAACACCACCTTGAATGCGGTTTGAAGCAGCTCTAACAGTCCAAGCAGTAGTTGCAAACAATGCGCCTACGATGAAACGATAATTTTGACCTGCAGCGTCAGCAACAGCAGGAAGTGTGATTTGTGCGCCTGCGGCAGCGTTAAGAACAAATACTTTACCGCTATCCTCAGCAGTTAAAGTTGTTGCGCCTGTCAATGTTTCAACTACGTTTACTTGACGCAAAACATCGTTAGACACGGATGTGAATGTTGTACTCATTTTTTTGTTTTTTAGTTATTAAATGTTATTAAATTTCTCAAGGATTGAATCCATTGTAGAACGAGTGCGGTTCTTAGCCATTTTAAACGCTTCTACTTTAGTTTCGTTTTCAGGGTTGAATGAAATAGGTTTAGGCTCTTCGCTCAATTCAACTGGTGCAACTTCTTCTGCAACTTCAGTTTTAGACAAAGCGATTTGTGCTTTCAACTCTTCGTTTTCTTTTTTCAAGGCTTCGATTTCGCTAAAGAAAGATTCCTTAGTTACTGATTCGATGATTTTCTTTGCAGTAGGTGCAGCAGGCTCTTGTGCCATTTCTTCTTCAGGCATTTTACCTGTTTCAACTTCGTCTTCTACTTCTACCTCAACTTCAGGCTCAGCAGCCTCACGGATATCTCCGATAACACCTTCTTCGATTACTACCAAGATGCGACCATCTTCGAGTTCATAGTCACCTACAGGAAGTGCGATGCGTTGTTCGTCTTCAGTTAGGATAAACACAGGTTGACCTGCTTCGAATACTTCTGCTTCAAGCATAGATACACCATCAGTAAGGCGCATAGTTTCCAACTTCACTTCTAAACCTAAAAGTGTGCGGACTTTGTTTAAGATTGATTTTTCGTTCATTTGTTTTTATTTA